AGACCTTCTCCGTGGGAGAGATTTGGAAAAAGACGTAGAGCAATTGGACTTGGCTACACTCAAAGCATTGTTTCGCCGGTCTGGTATGGAATTGAGGAAACGCCTTTAATGTACTTTGAACTTATTGACGGTGCTTTGGGTATTTTGCCGGTAAAAAGCACATCAAAAGCAGCTGCTTATGACTTGTTTGCTAGTCAATCCTGTGTTGTTGGAGGTGGTCAGACAACACTCATTAGAACTGGTGTGCGCACTAAACTCCCTGATCATGTCATTGGTTTGGTGTGTAGTCGTTCCGGATTGGCATTAAAAAGTTCCGTATTCGTACTTAACGCACCTGGTGTTATTGATGCCGATTACGACCAAGAAATTGGCGTAATTTTGTGCAACGCTAGTTACAATCCATTTCATGTTGATGCAGGTATGCGCATAGCACAGATGCTGTTTGTACATAACGCAACATATGCCGATACAGGCTCTGATATCGTCCGTACAGGCGGTTTTGGTAGCACAGGCGTAAGTAATATGTGCGTAGATAACGGCTTGATGTATGACGAATTGGATACACCTAAGTAATGGCAGCAACCCTTAAATACATTCAGCCAGATGCTGAACAGTTTATGATTCATCTTGCTCGAGTATCGTCCAATAACGAGGATAATCCAGAGTACGAGCGGTTACTAACCTACTGTATGAAGGGTGGTCACTGGTCAGTTTTCCAAATGGTTGATGTGACCATAGAAATCTTCACATCACGGGCTATTGCCGCTCAGATTCTCAGACATCGCAGCTTCAACTTCCAAGAGTTCAGCCAGCGGTATGCAGACCCATCTAAGATTGAGATGGACTTACCAACTATGCGTAAGAAAGGCTCTTCCAATAGGCAAGGCAGCGTCCCCTTTACTGACAAGGAAGACCAGTTGAACGCTGACAATACAGCACTATCGGCTATATTGCACTCGATCAGGACATACAACCAACTTGTAGAGAGTGGTGTAGCTCTAGAATCAGCTCGTATGGTGCTTCCACTTTGTATGGGTACACGCCTGTATATGAAGGGTACGGTACGGGACTGGTTACACTACTGCCGTGTGCGAATGGACGAGCATACGCAGGAAGAACACAGGGAAATCGCAACAGATTGCTGGAATGTTCTAAAGGAAGTTCTGCCAGTTACAACAAAATCCTTTGAGAAGTACTACCTAAATCAGTAAAACGCCGGTATACTTACAGGGACAGGAGTTGTTATGGAAACAAAAAACACGGACAAGGAACCTATTGTCTTCACAATGGAGATGATGGTTCAACTCATTGAGCAGCTGAACGCTGTGACAACATATTTCGACTTGATGAACGTCAAGATGAACAAGTTGCAAGAACGAATCAAGGAACTTGAAAAGAAAAAATGACAACGATTATCACTAAAAGTCGTGATTGTAATGTGGATATCAAGCTGTCTTACAGTGATGGTATCCAGTATCACATCACAATTGATGATACTGACCCATACGTTGGAACACCGCTACAGGCTTGGAACTACCTTTATTCCCAGCGCAATGACGGTGTCTGTGTACCCAACCGGGTAATGCTTGAATTGGCAGAGACTGTTATTCAGTACCTTGCCCCAAAGAAGCCATATCGCCCACTCAGCGAAATGACTACGTTTGACGAATAGAGGAACTACGGATGCTTAATAGAGTTGTATTAATCGGAAGGTTATGTGCTGACCCTGAGATTCGCACCACGAATGCAGGTAAGACTGTTGCAGGACTGCGTATTGCAGTTGATCGGAAGGGACGAGAGAAAGAAACAGACTTCTTTGAAGCATCTGCCTTTGGTCAATCTGCCGACTTTGCTGGCACGTATCTTAAGAAGGGGCGATTGGTTTCCGTCGATGGCAAGCTGCGTGTACGTGAGTTTGAAGCCAAAGATGGTACTAAGCGTAAGGTCTACGAAATCATCGTAGATGACATCTCTGGCCTTGACCGACCTAAAGATGGAGAACCTGGTGGCTTTACAGAGTCATCGGCTGGCATCAAGAAAGCTGCACCTATGCAGGATATTGATGACCCATTTGCAGAATAAGACACCAAATAAAACAAGAAACACTCCCTCAACTAAGGGAGTGTTTTTTTACTCTATCTACAATCTCATCTGAAAGTTCTTCATCGTCAGTCAGTTCTACAACCAGATACCAGATTGCTTTATGTAGGTCTTGATTCTTGTACTGCTTGTGATTACATCTAGCCACGTACTTGATGACGTTGAATAGATGTGGGTTCAACCCCCAGTCCATTGCAAACTTCCTTGGACTGGGGCCTTTACGATAGTGTTCAACCATGTCGTTCTTTGCTTTCTTGGATACGTCTTCCAATCCATCCCATGACAGGCACAGCCATGGAGTTACCAATTGCTTTATAACGGGGACCATCAGGAGTATCCTTGCGTATATCTGTCCAGTTGTCTGGGAAACCTTGAAGCCGCTCACATTCAATAGGCATTAACCGGCGAACAATCCAGTTGTCTTTATTGGCAAATACAATTGATTCAACAGGTGTTCCATCTGATCGGAATCCACTACCGGGATTAGCACGTAGCGTATTGGCTACATCGTGAGCAACGTATTGATCTTGTGATGCAGCTACAGTAAAAGCCATCTCATCTTGTCCCAAGTATCCCGTGCCTCCTGTCCCACCAACGGGACCGCCACGGCTACCATCACCATTTCCACCACCACGCATCTTGAATGCATGACTGTGGGCAATGCCGTGTACGCCTGTAGCATTTAGAGTGTACATGGGACCACCAACTGTAAACCCATCTCCGTTACCGCCGTTGAGCGGTTGGCGGCCAATAGTGTTCTCAGCAAGAGCAATAGGTTGCACGGCAAGATTAGTGCTTTGGATGTCACCAATATCAAAGCAGTTCAACGTGTTTGCGATACCGTCATCTACCCACGTCTCTTCACCGTCTTTGCATCGAGGGCGTGTACTCTTACGGAAGATGTGCTGTACTAGCGGAACATTACCACCACCTGTACCCATATGGGCAGTCAGCGTCCCACTAGTCTCTGGTTCTTCGATTACCCGACCATCACTAGGATGATGGTTGTACAGAACGCATTGTTGGTTATCACCATTCTTATGGGATGATGCCAGTATGGTTCCTGTTTTCTCCGTAAGATTAAGATTACCTGTTCTGGCTAATGCTGGATTGAAACTTGCAGGGACAAAGAGAGTTGCACCACCATCAATATGCTGGTTTTCCAAACCCATCTTGTCCCCGTAGTGAGCATCTAAGGTTCCTGCGATTCTTGCTGGCCAAGAGCCACCCTCCGCATCAGCGCTTGCTTCAGTACTGGAGGAAGTTTTTTGCCGCGACTTTCGGCTCTTCTGAGGATACCCTCGCAAGCTTTCGGACTCAAATAGTATTTCTCCGGCACGTCTTGAATCTCCACTAATATGTCCGACAAGAAAGACTCGACGGCGGCGCTGGGGGACTCCAAAGTATTGAGCGTCAAGCACTCGGTAGGCCCACCCATACCCGATGTACCCCACCGCCGTGAGGAGGGAACCAAAATCCCTTCCTTCGTGGGATGACAAAACACCGGGTACGTTTTCCCAGACAAAGAATTCTGGCTGATAGTACTCAACCATTGAAACGAAGGTGAGGCTAAGATTTCCTCTGGGGTCATCGAGTCCTTTACGCAATCCTGCAACGGAGAAGGACTGACAAGGGGTTCCTCCGACAATAAGGTCAACTGTATCTCGGTCAAGATTCCACTCCTTAAACTTAGTCATATCTCCAAAATTGGGCACATCCGGAAAGCGTTTTGTTAAACTTTCTGAAGGAAATTTTTCAATCTCCGAATACCCAACTGGAGTCCAACCTAAGTCATGCCAAGCAACTGACGCTGCTTCTATCCCACTGCATACACTTAGGTAACGCATTAGTCGATAAGCCCAAGGGATTGAGCCTTCTTCACAGCACGGGTACGAGCATCCATGCCACTGACGTTCAACTTCCAATACATATTGTCAGCGTGAAACTGGACTGTCCTAAAAGAGATTCCCAGTGCCGCTCCAATCATCTTGGCTGTCCGACCCTTTGCGAGATGCGTCAAAATCTCCAACTCCCGCTCCGACAGCGGATACTGCATTTCTTCTGCCTTTTGCTCTAATTCCATTCTCTTCTCCTTTGTACCTTTTTTGGTACATTGCAAAATTCCGACTGGCCCGCAGTTCATCTTTGAAGAACTCAAGGCTAACACGGTCATCCTCTGTATTAACTACAAAAAACTTCCACGTCTTATCTGTAAGTATCTGCACATACCAGCATTCATACGTGTGCAACGTATCGTCTGTATATGTCCCAGATATATGCTCTAAATGCTTCCCGTTAGGTAGCACACAGTAGGCAAGCAACGCATTAATAATCAATGGTTCATACACTACTGTAGAGAGCATAAATCATTCTATACCTGCATATCTGCGGTCGCAAGTGTCTCCAATGCCATGATGTACAATCCTATTTATGGGTGTTGTAAAAAAATATCAGAATCCTAAAGGTGGATTAAATGCAGCTGGTCGCGCGCACTTTAAAAAGACCGAAGGGTTAAATCTGAAGCCACCCGCACCTAGTCCTAAAACACCCAAGGATGCAGCTCGACGTAAATCGTTCTGTGCTCGGATGGAAGGTATGAAGCGAGTGAATACATCCGCTAAAACTGCCAAAGATCCAAATAGCCGAATCAATAAAAGCCTTCGTGCATGGAACTGTAACTAATGAATAAGAATATCAATCACGCACAATTGTTTATGCGAGACCTTCCAGATATCGAACGGCGTGAGCATGGTCTTAAAAAGGCTCCAACTAAAGCACAAATGCAACAGATGGAGAAGAAGGAACATGGTCTCAAACGTACACCAAGTATGGCTGAGATAATGAAAATTGAAATGAAGGAACATATTAAACCTAACGGCGATGTAGTAATCGGTCGTGGGTTTAAAGGAAGGGCTAGAGCTAAATAATGGGTAGTGGCAAGAAAGATCTGACACCTAGTCAGCAAGCACTAAGTGATGTAAAGCACGTTACTGAGCATGCCGCAGTAGAAAAAGGGATTCATGGTGTTGCTCACGCTATTAGTAAAGCCGGCCCTGCAGCCGCAAAACTAGTGGGTAGCACTGTAGGTAAAGTGCTTCCTATTGTAGGTGGAGGTATTCCAGCCGCAATTAGTGCAGTGATGGGTGACGGAACTCGCGGATCTAACGAACAAGCGGCAATGTACAAAGACCCTGCAATGCAAAAAGCTTTGCAAGATAGAGCCAGACAAGGGCGTATGAAAAATATGATTACAACCAAAATGGCTTCTACGACAGTAAAGAATCCAGCATATTCAGGACAGTCCACTATGGGTAAGGCACTCATGGCTAGTGCAAAGAAACGAGGTTAATTATGGCTAAATCAGTAAAGACAATGTCGCAAATCATGGGCGTTAAGAAGCCTCATCCTGCTGGATGCAAGTGCGCTGGATGCAAGAAGGGTAAGTGCTAATTGTGAGTACATTCCCAACATATAAACAATGGCTTGGCGGACGTGAAAGCACGGACGCTATGAAAAAAGCTTATTTCGCAGCAAAGGACGCATACACTCCCTCTCGACCACCTGGTTCTGGCAGTACTTCACCTACACCATCACGTGGTCCGTGGGGTAAACCGGGGGCTGGTACTCCTAGGCCGGGTGCTGGTATTACTGCCGAACAATCGATGAAAATCAGTGGAGCCGGTTCACGCACTGCATGGAATGCTAGACCATCCGGTGGAACTCCCACTGTGCCTTCTCGTGAGTCAACGATTGACGCACGAATGGCAGAAGCCGCTAAGAAGCTTGCCTCACGTAGAGCTGCAGCCAAACCCGGCATGCCTAAGCCTGACACTAATTTTGGCCGTAACCTAAAAGGCGGCATTGTGGGTGCCGTAGTTACCCACATGCTAGAAGATGCTGGCAAAGCAGGTTCAGCCGCGTTATCAGGTGACTGGAAAGGTGCAATGCAACGTGGACTTGACATAGTTCATCACACACCTCTAGGGTTTGGGCAAAGCGCTGGGGATGCTGCCGCATTTGCAGCTGGGCAAAAAAGCTTTAGGGATGCACCAGATGGAATGCTTGACCGAGTGCTTCATGGCAAGTATTTACCATCTGATAGGTATGCTGGGTCTGAAAAAAAGCCTACTGCCGCACAAATGCCACCTAACCCTATCCCAGCAAACCCCAAGGATAAAGGTCAAAAACCATTAAACCCAGCACCTGACCAACCTAGTTCTATTCCTGATATGGGTAGGCAAGGAAGAGCACAAGGTAAAGCATTGCGTGACCCTGAGTCTTATTTAGGTTCAGCATTTGATGCTACGCTTCGTAAAGGTATTGCCACAGGGCGTAACTATCTGCAAAGCCAAATGAATAAAGATGGACTTGACTCAGATATGCAATCGAAAATCATGGCTCGTTACAACGACAAGATTGCCGGTGATAAGTTGCTAAGTGCCAAAGGTAACGAAGAAGGTCTTGTTGGTGCTATTAACCGCAATGATGCTAATCGGCCAGGTGCAACAGCAGGCCGTGGTGAACGTACTCTTGATGCATATCGACAAGTAAGCCCTCAAGGTAAATATGGCAAGGGTGCACAAGCTTCCGAGATTCAGCGTAAATTTGTAAAGCAGTAAATTTACAAAAACGGAAATGGGGCTTCGGCCCCATTTTTTTATGCCTGTATACTTGTAAGTATGAATTACATCCAAGAGGTCAATGGGAACTACATTGAAAGAGACGGGCGCGTCTATCGTAAGACTCCTCATGGTGAAGCCCTTGTTTGTAGTGCTTTGGTTGATAAAGATGGCGTAAAGCGTAGGTGTCGTGCATTGGCCCTCTCAGGACAGGATTATTGCATGGCACATGGCGGTGCACATCTACGCAAAGCAGAAACACCTCGATACCTTGGGCATCTATTCCAAGCAAACCGTAAACGTTTTAGTAAGGTAGGTAAAGAACTTCTTGAAAAGGTAGATTCTTACCGGGATGACCCAGACCTATTCAGTCTTCGTGATGACACTGCCTACGTGACAGCGTTACTTGACCAACGTGCAGAGGCGGCATCAGAAGGTGTAGGTATTGAGCAGTATCGCAAGATTGAATCTGCGTATAACCTTGCTCGTTCTAAACTAGGGTCACCAGACTTCATCGATGCATTTGAGCAGATAGGTGATTTGCTTAAGGAACGCCTCGATGAGTACGCAGCCAGTAAAGATGTACTTGACCTGATTAACCGCCGCACTGACCTTGTAGAAGCCGAGCAACGCATGATGCAAACAAAGGCCTATACACTGGAAGCAGATCAGGCGTTTATGTTGATAATGCAAATTGTTGAAGTAGTAAAGTCAAGTGTTCGTGATGCCGACGAGCTGACGGCTATTAAATCGGGTATCAACAAACTGCTACGTCAACACAAGCAAGATACAAGCGAAGATATACAAGACGCAGAAATTGTAGAAGATGTCGAACAACCTCAAACGAACAACACCTAAAGAATTTAGACATCTCACTAGTGCTGATAAACCGTTGTCAGTTGCTCTTCTTGAAGCACTCGAAGAGCAAATTGGACAGGTTATAGAGACTGGTGATTACGACTCTGGTCGAGCATTTGCGATTGATGGAGCACAATTGGACTACAAACATTGGTTGAAAACATTTGCTCCACACGCAACGTCGAGTGCACTTGGTGTGCATCACATTCGTGCATGGGAATGGGCTGAGAGTATCAAAGCAGGTGCACCTCCTCCTGCTCTAATTGAGTGTTGGTTCCGTGGTGGTGGAAAGTCTACTACGATGGAACACATTGCAGCTCGTATTGCAGTCAAAGGCTCTCGTCGATTTCTTCTGTATGTATGCTCAACACAGGAAGCTGCTGACCGTCACGTATCGGACATTGCACACACAATGGAACGGTGCGGTATTGAAAGGGCTTTGAACCGATATGGATTCTCTAAAGGATGGAATGCGTCCAAGCTCAGGACTGCCAATGGGTTTAACGTTCTTGCGTTCGGTCTGGACACTGGCGCGCGCGGTGTTAAACTTGATCACCTACGTCCTGATTTCATTATACTTGACGATATTGATGAGCTCGATGATAGCGTTAATCGCGTTGAAAAGAAGATAGCAACTATCACCCAAACTATCCTCCCGGCTAAAAGTACAGACTGTGCAATCGTATTCGTCCAGAATAAGATTCACGCTAACTCAGTTATGGCCCAAGTCCTTAGCGGTGAATTGGATATGCTACAAAACCGTATACAGTCACCTATTGTTCCCGCTATTGAGGATTTGCAGTACGAACCAATTGAGCGTGAGGATGGACGTGTTGGTTACAAGATAACCGGCGGTACGCCCACGTGGGAGCATAAGAACATTGAAGTATGCCAACGTGAGATAGATGACTACGGAATCATTTCATTCCTACGTGAATGCCAGCATGAGGTTGGTGTCGGTGGTATGTTCTTCCCCGACTTTAAAGAATACGACCTACAGGGTAAACCGTGGCACGTTGTCGATAGCGTAGACGTTGCACCGTGGTGGCGTATATGGGCAAGTCACGACTTTGGTACTGGTGCACCAGCAGCTAGTTTAATTTACGCCAGCGACGAAAACGAAGACATATACGTCATTGGCGAATGCTACGAGGCTGGACTTGTATCGTCTCATCAGGCAATGCGATTGCTGGAAGCGTTAGAGAAACGACAGTACGCAACACCTGTAAAGAAGAATGTTCGTGACGGTTTATGGCAGACCCGATTGGAAGCAATTGCTTTTGACTATGCTAATACTTTTCCTCCGGAGAATGTTGAGCAGAGGGTAGGTGAATATCCAGTAGAAGTGTGGTGGAAACGAGGACTCCCAGCGGTACGTGCTGTAAAAGACCGTAAGGCTGGATGGAGGAGATTAAAGGAATGGCTTGTTGCAAGTCGTGTGAAAGAAGGGAATATAGTTCCAAGATTCCGCATAGTACGTGGAGCATGCCCCAATCTTATCCGTGAACTCAAAGGTGCAATGGCTAACCCTAAAGACCCGGAAGACCTTGATCCAGGTACTAAGAGCGACCACGCTCTGGATAGTCTTCGGTATGGAGTTATGTGGCGTGAATACCCTGTTCAATGCCCTCACACCAACGCTAAGTCAAACCGGCCTCATTGGCTTGGTAGTAGCGAGGAAGACAAGTTCGTATGAGTGCCAGTGATATCATTCTGTATCTGTTGTTAGCAGGTATTCTCGTGTTTTTAGGATTAATAACATGGGAATTGCGGTGGTGGAGACAAATGCACGACGAACTACAGGCGTTTATACGCAAGGATGACAGGTACTTGTAATGGCAATTCAATTTCCACGATTTGGCAAGAAGAGACCTACCCTGACATCTAGTATGTACAACCTTTCTACGGCTGTGCCTATGGAGCCACCCGGAATGGCGGAAATCCAACAAAGCATTACTGCTTTAAAGATGCCAGACAACACAGGAACTAAAGGGTCATTTGATGTAGGCGATTTACGTCTTACTGACAAAGATGACCTTACCCTTGACCACGATGCCAATAAGTGGGAAGTTGACCCAAAAGAACAACCTGAAGAAGCAACACGTGTAGTCAATTACGTCAAGGAACAATTTGATACTGCTTACCGCGCCCGTCAGGAAATGGAACTTGAATGGGCACAAGCGCTTGCATTCTTTGAAGGCCGGCAATGGTTCCGCATCAACAGCCAGACACGTAACCTTGTCCAACTACAAAACCCAGCAGAGCCAAACCGCTATGTAACGGTCAATAAGATGCGGCCGCTTATTGATGGTGTTGTTGGTAAGTTGACGCAAGTTGCACCTGACGCAAGAGCTGTCCCGCTATCACAGAATCCAAAAGACCAAGCCGCTGCCGACGAAGCAAACTTTATTGCTGGCCATTACACACGTAAGTTTGACCGAGAGACTCAGACTAAGGAACGTGTTCGTTGGGCGTGTATTACTGGCACTAGCTTTGTAAAGATTTACTGGAAAGCCAACGCCGACATTATTGTCCCTAAGATGTCTATTGACGATGGTTCAATCAAAGGCTACGAATCTCTACCGCTGGGAGATGTTGAAGAAGAAATCATTCCATGTTTCAACATGATGATTGACCCTACGGCACAAAGAGATGCTGACGTACGCTGGATGATTCATGCATCCATTAAGCCACTGAGTTGGTTTACGGACAACTATGGAGAAGCCGGTAAGGCAGTATCCCCAGATGCTATTGCTGGTCAAAACGCAGGTTATGTTGACGCATATCTTGAAGGTGCTAACGGCTCCGGTAACGGCTGGGTTCAACCGTCGAGTGCACGTCTCAACAACATTGATAGCCGCAAGCACTGTGCTATCGTTTATGAATACTGGGAACGACCAACTGCACAGTACGAAAATGGACGCTACATCGTAAGCACTAACCGTGCTTTGTTGTACGCTGGAGACTGGCCATACAAGAAGAAGGACACATTCCCATTCATCCCACTTCGATGGCAACCTCGATCAGGCACACCTTATGGACATAGCCTATGCTTTGACCTATGCCCACTGCAACAGACATACAACCGCATCTATAGTCGTTGGCTAGAGCAGTTTGAGACCAACAAAGACTACTTGATGATTGAGCGTTTGTCCCGTGTTGGAGCGGATGCGTTCGATAAAGCCGGTGATGACCTCGATGACAATAGTCGCATTTACCGAAAGGTTTACTACGACCGTGGTGCACATCCACCACAAATCATGCGCGCACCCGGAATTTCACAAGACTTAATTCCGTTTATGCAGTCCCTTGAAAAGGACATGGCAGATATTGCTGGTCTACATGATGTGAGCCAAGGGCAAGCACCGGCTGGAACACCTGCTGAGGCGGTGACATTACTGCAACGTGCAGATAACACGCAACATAGTTACATCCGTGCAGATATTGAAATCTCTATTAGCAAAATCAAAGAGTGGGAAATTGCACTAGTAGAACAGTATGCAATCACTCCATTCATCGGCTCTGTTGATGACCAAATCAATCCACGTAACGAAATCAAACAGGGTGTTATTACATTTGACCAGATTCGTGAAGGTGGTCAATTCCGTATCGTCTATGTTCCCGGAAGTTCGATGCACGATACTCCAGAACAGAAGATGCAGAAGATTCTTCTATTGCGTCAGATGGGTCTGTTTGGTGACCCGCAAGATGCTGATACCAATGCACTTGCAGTCAAGATGCTTCAACTACCGGAAACATCTGACATTCTTGAGGTTCTTGGCTTGTACAAGATGAAGCAAGAGCAGATGCAACAGCAAGCAATGGAACTACAGCAACAACAGATTCAGGCACAGATGGCTCCAAAACAGGAAGCGTTCAACCCTGAGGCTGAGCAAATGCGGTCGCAACTCGACCTGCAAAAACAACTAGCATTACAGGAAGCCAAGACTCAAGGTGACCTGATGAAGATTCAAGCACAGACGGCAGCTGCTGGTGAGCAATATGCTCAAAAGCATGTAGCCGACATTGCTAACAGTGTGATCTCTGGAACAGATCGCAACACACCCAAACCACCTAGTGGTAAATCAACGAAAAGTGGTGTGCTAAAATAAAAGGAGAACTCTTTAATGCCTGAAGAGATGGTGACACGAACCACTGATTCACCAGCAGTGGATTCTGGCGATATGGGGTTAGGTAACGCAGTAACAGACTTTATTCGGGAAAACGCCGGTCCCGATGATAACTCACAATGGGCGACAAGTGAGCTTGCAGGTCAAGATGCGGAATATGGTGGTTATGATTCTTCGGAACCAGATTACACGGATGTTGTAGATGACATTCTTGGAGTCCAGTCGAATAACTATGACCAATATCAGGCGGAGCCTACCACTCCTCAACCTGTTCCATATGAGCGCTTTCGTGAGGTAAACGAACGTGCTCGAGCGGCTGACGAACTCGAAACAAAACTCAACCGTTGGGGTCGAGTCATTGAACAATTCGAGCAACAGGGATATCAGTCAGCGGATGACATTGATCGAGTCATGGAGCAGCAACAACAAACTGCTTATGAAAATCAAATCCGCCAACGATATCAACAGTTAGCTGATTCGCAGATTATTGATCCAGCTGTTGCTCAGATGCAGCAAGAGGCAGAGATTGCCAAATACCGCTACGAGCAACAGATGTCTCAAGTTCAGGGATATATGTTGATGCAGCAACGTGATGTTGCAGTACAGCAATTTCCACTGGCACAACGCGCACCAGGTTTGGTGGACAACTTGATTCAGGCGGGTTTCGACCCAATGGAAGCAGCTCAAGCAGTTCACGAACAGGTTCGCACAATCGCACAGTCTTTGGCTCCTGAGATTGCAAGTCGAATGAATCAAGGTAAACGCGCTCCACAACCTATGGGCAATGGACAAACCGCAAGGTCTGCTGCGGTGGCAACGGGCAGCAGCGTACAAGTCTTGGTTCTCTACTAGGCATTACCAGAGGCCGTGGAACTCTATAAGGAATAGAACAAAATGGCAATTGCAGCTGGTGCAGTCCTGCTTGATACACAGGCTATGACCCTTGCCGATCAGGCAATCATCTCGAATGACCCTCTCGTAAAAGAAATTACGAAGGCTCTACACAAAACGTGGAATGCTCTTAAGGACATCCCGCTGACCACGTCTCCATCGCTTCGACAGGTTGGTGTTCGCTTTACTAACCAAGCTGGCTCTCTTCCAACAATTAACTGGGCAACAGTTAACGAAGAACCAACGGTTTCTAAAGGTAAGCCAAAGCAGTACGAAGAATCCATGTATCTTGTCCGTAACAAGATTCAGATTGACCACGTACTCCTCGATCAGCCGAACAACATCGTAGATCCGATTGAGGCTCAGGTTCAGATTTTTATGGAAGCATTTGCATATGACTTCAATACGAAGTTCATTTCGAATGACCCAACCTCTGCAACTGGTGATGCTGACTGTTTCCCTGGCCTTCGCTACCGCTTGGCAAATCCTGATCAGTTTGACATCCCTGGTGAAATGTCTGTTAACGGTAACGGTGTTGACCTCCTAACGGCTGGTACTGCATCTGCACAGGCAAACAACCTCATGGCGTACCTCCAGCAGTTGCTTGACAACATGAACAGCCCAGATGGTGACGGCGTTACCCTTTATGTATCGGAGCTTATGAAGCGCCGTATTGAATGGGCTATCCGTGCAATGGGTATTGGTGCTGGTTTTGATATCACCAAGGACTCGTTTGACCGTCCTGTTGAAAAGTACAAGGCCGCAACAATTCGTTCCGTTGGTCGTAAGGCTGATGGTGTGACTCCTGTACTTAGCAACGAAACCGCAGCTGGTGTTGAAACATCATCCGCTACTGGGCTTCAGTCCATCTACGCTGTTCGCTATGGCAATGGCTACTGTACTGGTTGGCAGAGTGGACCATTCAAGCCAACGTACCTTGGTCTCAGCAAGGAAAACGGCGTTCTTCACAACATCGTCTTCGATTGGGGCGTAGGTATGTGGGTTCCACACGTACGTGCTATCGGTCGTGTTTACAACATCAAGGTAGCGTAAGGAAGGTAAGTTATGGCAAGAGATTTTCTGCTTCAGTTCGGTAGTTTTGCTGGTGGCGCGGCTATTGCACACGCGGCAGCACAAACTAGCGCTGCACTGACAATTGAACCACTTGTAGGCGGTGGACGTAGGAATCTACTCGTTCGCTTCAATGTTGGGCAAACAGCAACTGGTGGTACTGCACCGGCAACTATTCGCTGGAACTTTGCGGTACAGATTTCCAAAGACAATTCAACTTGGACAACTGTATCTGCAAACCCATCCGATGCAGCCGCTTTGGTTACTACGGTTACATCAACGGTTCCTGCTGACCAGTCAATTCAGTATTTCCTAGATGTTATTACACCCAACGCTTATGTTGATGCCAGTAACGTAGTACAGGATAACTACAAGTACATTCGTGTACAGGCTACTCCTACAATGGGAACAGGTGCGACACTCAACTGTACTCTTAGTGCAGCTATCGTGTCTGGACGTGACGGAGCCTACTCGTAATGACTAGAGGCGAGATCAAGCGGAGAATACGTCTTTTGGGACGGCATTACTTTGGTTCTGATTCAGACCAAGACCCGTTTGGTCTCGACCTCCTCATTATTGAGGTTGCTAATCAGATTGCTAGGGCAACTGACTGCTTTACAGGCAGAAGGTATCTTGACCTAGTTGCTGATACTTCTGAGTATTGTGCTCCCGATATC